TTGTGAATCCAATAAACTTGCTTGGTCTTTTAATTTAAGTTTATTGATATCTTTAATTGATTTAATTTCTTCTTGATGTTTTAACATTTCTTCGAAAAGTTTATTATTCAAGGAATCAGATTCAACTTTAGCTTTATCAATCTGTTGTTGTAATGCTTTAATCTTTTCTTTGTATTCATTATCTTTAGCAATGCCACCTTCCATCCACACAGAGAATACAAGAATAACTATTGATATAATCTGTACTAACTTTGTATAACCACCAAGGAAAGGAATATTACTAAAAAGTGTACTGACGAGAAATGTTATTATACTTACACCAAGAAGTATATGAAAGAACGCATCAGGTAGAAAATTTAGCATCCACATAATTTTATCCTATTAAAACTTAGGACTACTTCTTCTTGTCATTGAAATAATAACAGGATTCTTTTTCTTTTTCAAGTTGACACCAGGTTCGCCGCCTTTGCCACCCGTTCCAGCAATTGCTCCAGAACCGACAACATTGGTTGGTGCAGCAACAGCACCACCTTCACCATCTTCATTGATGTATTCTTTAAAGGTTTTCATTAACAGTTCCACTTTCTTAGTGCTAGTGCTTTACGAGTTGGTTCACCATTTGGCTTCTTCATTGGGCCTTCCATACCACCCATGCGAGCACAAAATGATTTTCTGCGTTTTGCTGCTTTACTGTCTGGATCCAATTTAGATGGTGGTGTTGTGACCGCCATTGATAATTTAGAACCTGGATTTTCTCTGCGATATGAAGCAATACCTTTACGGTTTAATCCACCTTTAGGATCTTTACCTGCTTTTCTTTGCCAAGCAGCTGATTCTTCTATCTGTTCTTTAATCCACTCATCAGGAGTTTTACCGTGTTTAGATACGAAATCATCATGTAAATCTTTACCAGTAGTATTACCTTTTTTGGATATATTCATCATCAATTTATTAATTGATTCGTAATTGTGATTATCCAATTGCTTTAAGCCCTTTTCTAGAGCCGTAACACAACAGCAATTTTCTTCTAGGTATTGTTTAAATGATAACATTTTTAAAATATCGTGTAAACTTTTCTTACGTCTGGTGCCCAATCAAAGGTAACAAACTTTAAATTTTCTTCGCCGATTAATTCATCTATTGCCTTTTTGGCACCAGCTAATTCATAATCATCAAAAAACATAATTCCACCAGGTACCATTTTTGGTCTTAAATATGTAATGCAATCATAATATGATTTGTATTGATCCACATCCAAGTGAGCAAATGCTACTGAAGGCATTTCAACAGCACTCTCAGGAAATATTCCTTTAATAACTTCAGCATAAGGTAAAGCATTTTTTATAAAATCATAATCGGAATAATTAAATTCGCCAACGTGATGTCTATCAGATGCATCTTTGTATGGCAAACCACTAAATGTATCATATAAAAAAATCTTTTGGTTTCTACTCTCAGCTATTTTTGTTAAATGTGATGCGCTGCCACCTGTATAAATTCCAACTTCAACAAAACAACCTTCTGTTGGAGCGGTTTCTGCAATCTTATCTAAACCGTGTTCAAATGCTCTATGGCAACCAGCTGTATCTAAATAACTCATTATATTTTCCTTAATATCTCTGCTATATTCATATCCACCGGAATCTCCGAGGTTCTTATATTATTACCGTTGATACCATAAACCATATCTGGCATCAAATTTAAATATAATAAAAATGTTTTTAATATATCATAATCTCGTTCATCAATTCTATAAAATAATATTCTTGATGTTACTTCTGGCCCAAAAACATTATTCAATAGAATGATATGATTTAATATCAATCTTTCTTTAAGAGATTTGGAAACCTTGTATCTACGAAATAATCGTTTTAGGTATTTGGTTCTCTTAATATCTCCTTCAAACTCAGACATAATACAATTTGGTGAATTATAGCACTTCATTGCATACATCATAAAATTTTCATCATTTAAATCATCAAACATTATAATATTATTCTTCTTCTAGTAGCTTCTCTAAATCAGTTTCGTTAACAATCGATGCAAATGTTTGATAACCTTCATTTACAAAACCATATTCATAATAAAAATAATAATCTTCATTTAAAGCTACAACTTCAACACCTTCCATTACATCTTTCATCATTACTTTTGGTAAAGTGATACCATGTTCTGATAGTGTCTTTGAAGCATTAACCCATCCAATATATGGGTTTACTACACATTCATTCAATCTTTGGTCTAACTGGTCATTAATTAGGTCAATTTTGTCTTTGACATTTTCTTCCAAAGAAACAACGGGGATATCTAAACCCCCGTTTTCCTCAGAGAAAAATTGCTTAAAACTTAACATCTATTAAATTGTAACAGTCAATGTACCGTTAGCTGATGTTGCAGTTACGCCTTGGTCAGCAGCAGTTACGATTACACGATACTTGTATCCATTAGCATCTGTATAAGTTGGTGTAATTGTCAATGCAGATGTTGTTGCACCAGCATATGTTGTATTGGCAGGTGTGCCATTAGCAACGTTACCCCATGTACCAGCGTTATTAACTTGCCATTGGTAAGCCAAGGCAGCAGATGTATTACCAGTTAAGGTTACTGTTTCTGTGAAGATTGCAGTGTTTCCACCACCAGCAACAACAGACTTAGAACCTAATGCATCCAATGTGATAGCAACGTTAGCATAAGTTTGTGCATCACCGTCACCGTTAACGAAAGAAGAAATTGCAACTAATAGTTCTTCTTGAACACGGCCAGCACGACCACCCGAACCAGTAGTCTTTAAAACCCAACCAGAACCAGTTGTTCCTCTTACTGAGGCTTCTTGTGTATCAACGGCAAACAAACCGATTGTTTCACCAACAGTATAAACATCAGCAGTAGTATTTGCATACAAACGTGCTACGTTAGCTGCAGTTGGTCCGGCATAGTTAGCTTTTACATTCGTTGCATTAACGATTGTTGAATTAACAGCCCAATATGGTGCATTTGCGGCTGCGTCTTTATTTCCCCATGATGGCATCTTTTTCTCCTTTTAACCTCGGGTTATGTTACTTATTTATCTTATTTTTTACTTGGCTTATCGAATACCGTCTGACTTCCGGGTTTGGCATTCTTCATCAATGGATCAACCATGACTTCATCTCTTTTTTCACCAGTTAATGTTGTACCGCCAGACATCACGATACGGGCATCGGGTTTCTGTTGGTCCATATTGGACGCATCACCTGGTTCTTTAATCTTTGGTTTCTTACCATACAACTGTGCTTTATCGTCTTTTTCCCAATCGTAAGTTTCCTCTTTCATATTCTTACTTTTGTAGAGGCTCTTAATCATACGAGCAGACTTGGATCTTTGTTTTTGCATTTCTGTTGAATCATCACATTCACCTGGACCTGTAGCTGCTTGTGTTGATGCTTGTGGATCCAAAGAGTTTTCACTGGTAGGTTTCATGCCTTGTTTGCGTTGCATATAACCCATTAGTCCCTTAACACGTTTTTTTGCAATGGCATTCGATTTTGTGTGTAGGTCTGCAAAACCTTTTGACATATCTTTACCTGATTCAGCGGCATCACGATTTGTTTGTGCAGTTTTAAGACTTGTTCTTGCTTTATCTTTGTAAGAAGATAGTGTTGTATTTGAGATTTCATCAATCTGTTCAACTTCTTCTTTGTTCATATGCTTCTCTAAGCGGTCAATAGCAGAAGTCATACCATCAGAATTTTTAGCAATATCGGCGTGTTTCTTTTCACGAGCAGCAGCATCAGTACGGAATTTCTGAAGTGTTGTCATCTTGTTAAGACGTTTAGTTTCATCAGCATTAGTCGCAATATCTTTCATGCGGCCTTCTTCCAATTCTTTTTCTTCTGGTACACAATTAGGAACTTTCTTACCGCCTTTGTCTTTCATACCAACCATCTGATAACCCTTCCAACATGGGTCTTTTTTCTCAGTGAGTTCTTCAATTTCTTCTTTGAGTTTTTTGATACCAGCAATGAACTCATAATCATCCATTGTCAAAATACCTTTATTACGAATAGAAATTAATCTTTCAGTAATACGGTGTAATTCCATATCATCTTTGACATCTTCTCTTGCCAATTCTAGCATACGGATCATTAAAGGAATATCAAATGTTAAAGTATCTTCTTTATCAACGGCTTCCAAGATTTCAATTTCTTCTTTATGTAAACCACCAGAAGAAACATCAGAGCTCGCAACCTTATTCATATGTACTGCTTTTTTGAGAAGGTGTTGTCTTTTTTCAAATGGAGTATGCTGAGTAGTTAATGATTCACGGAATTGATGGTCTCTACGCCATTTTAGATATTCGCCAGATTTTGAATGTGAAATTTTGGTGTCTACCGGAACAAATTCTGGATTAATACCACGGGACTTTAAATATTGACGTAACAATTGTTCTTCGGAAGCTTCAGCAATACCTGATTTGGCTTCCCAAGGATCCATAGGACTTGTACCCACTTTACCTCTTGCAGGTTCTGGATTTTGCTTAACAACGGCTTTTAATTTTTTTAACATTTCTTTTTGCTCTCAGATGTAGTACCTGCTTTACCCATCATTGTTTCATTCTTGATTTTTTTGAAAGCAGAGCGAGCCAAATCTCTTGCACGGGACATTGGAGTGTGAACTGCACCAGATTTGTCTTTAACCTCTTTTGGTATTTTTTTCCAACCTGGAGTACCAGCAATAGTCGCTTCTTTAACTTCATGTGAACGTCTTGCAGGAGTATCTTGTGGTTGAATAGTCTTAGGAGTATCATCACCTGGTTTAGGTTCACCTTCTTTATCTAAAGGCTTAACTCTTAATTTGTAAGACTTAAATGAATTCATTTTACCACCAGCCATACGACCAGCTAATGTATCTGTTGTAACTGCTGCATCGCTTGGCTCATAATTGGTTGCTTCATTCTGTTTACCATAATAAGCACCAAGAGCCATCTTCTTACGTTCTGCTTTAGATTTACCAGCAAACTTAGGATTGTCTGAATGAACAAAGTCATGAATCCAATCACCAGCAGTAGCATCTTTACCAAGAACTTCATTTAACATTTCGTCAAGTTGTTCTTCGCTGTAATCTGTATCTTCTTTCCATTCATTGCGATTCTTTGCAAGGTTCTCAGGAGCAGAGATTGAATCTTTCTTAGGACCTTTAACATCAGCAACAGTCAATGGTGTGTCGCCTTTTGCTTTACGGAGATAAGCAGGAACATCAGACTTACGGACTGTTTCTAAAAGTTTATTTGCAAAGTGCATATCTTCTTTGACTTTTTTCTTTTTACGGAGAATATCAAAGTCTTGGCCATCGATTTTACCATTGTGATTAGCATCAATCTTATCTTGGTCACCTTTGAGTTCTTCTTTCATCTCTTTGTCTTTTGGACCTTTGAGTGTATCAACAGCAGACTTAGTTTGGTCTTTACGAGCTTTAGCGGAGTTACCATAAGAAGAACCATATACTTTCATTCCTGTAGGTGTGGTTACTTTCTCTGAAGATTCTGTCAATGTAGTAGTGTTGGGTACCCAAGGTACTCTACCACCTTCTGCCGGAGTCTTAGGAATCGGCTCAGGTTCTGGTTGGTTGTGTTCTAAAACTTTATTAACAGCATCAATCATTGATTGGCTTATTTTGCTCTTTGTAAACATTTTTTTCTCCGTTTATTTCTTTTTCTTTTTTAAAAGATTATCTACTCGAACCTTATTATCAGCAGGAGTAACCAATGGTTCCTTATTGGTTGCACCACCTAGAGTTCCACCGACACCCATATCATTGGCTCCCGGATCATCTATTGCTTCTTTTCTAATTATTTTTCTAAATCCATTAAATGGTTTTTTCTCATTCAATGGATTTGGTGAAACTACTCTAGGCATTGCTGTACTAGCCGGACTAGAATTACTATATTCTTGGCTTTCACTATAAGTTTGATTACCTAAACCTGCACCACCAGTTAAACCTGTACCATTAGTTCTTGTACTAAATTCGGATCCTAATCCCGTAGGAGTTCCAATACGATTGGCACTTAGTGACTTATCACCAAATTTTAACCTTTTTTCTTTGTCTTTGTCTTTACTGAACTTGGTTTCTTTTGGCTCGGAGTAGACTTTGACTTTGATGTTCTTGGTTTCACTTTCGGCGTAAACTCCGGCAGCTTGGCCACCGATGTAGGTTGTTCCGTTGGGATTTTTTCTTGGGAAGGTGTTTCCTTGGAGGTCGTCAGCGGCTGGGCTTGTGTTGACGGTTCTGTTGTCTGGTTTAATGTCGGCTGGACCTTTTGTGGGGACGCTTCGAATTTTGATTTTAAGAAATCGATTAGTGCTTTGAACATTTTTATTTTCCTTGAATAATGTATCTATTTTAAAATTAACATATGACTTATGGTTTCTTTCTAACCAATCCAAAGCCGTTTCATTTGTCACTCTTGAATCCAAGAAATCTCTAGTCAATTCATATACTTCATGGATATCTTGTTCTTTATTACCAATGTCACCGGTATTATCAAAAGGAACAAAGTTATTGAAGGCTTCTGTGAAATATTTAGTATTTCTCTGAGATTTGGCCCATTTGTCTTGCCTGACTGATTCCATCATCATTCTCGACAATAATGAATTTCTTTCTTTTGAAGCCTCATCAGAAGTGTCAACAAAAATCATTTGAGTTTCATAACCCAATTCTTCCAATTCTTCTTTAATCTGAGCAATCTTTTCATTATCATCGGCTGGACCATTAATGATTAATGGATTACGAGTTCTAATGGCTTCTCTACGGAAGTCTTTGGATTGTTCGGACAACTTCTGTTTGTCACCCAAATAATCTCTCACTTGAATGAAGTTTAATTCTGTAATACGACTTTCAGCAATAGCTTCACGGATAATAATGTCTTTACCTGAACCAGGACCACCCGTTACAAAGATTGCTTTGAACATACCACGGTTAGTATCTTCATGTAAACCCATACCCTTGCGAGTATCATGCATCAATTCTTTTACATGTTCGTGTGAAACATGAGATGGAACACCTTTTTTGAAAGAATGAATATCTTTATTCTTTGCGTGTTCCCTCATCTTGGTACCGGACATACCTTCAGAACCCTCTGAATCAGGATCTCTATGACCAGCGGAGTGAACAGTAATCTTTTTGAAATTGTACAATGCACCTTCATGTGTACCGTTATATTGATTCAATTTCTTTTTATATTCAGCGACACGGTCAGAACCAGCAACCATGTGAAGATGAGTTACACCTTTTTTATGTAATTCTGCTGCATGGTGTAAAAATGTTGGATGTTCTTTTGAAGATGCTACAAAATGTGTGTCTGGAGAATAACGATGTAGATGTTTGAGTTTCTGTGTGGCACTTAACGGATTCTTTTTTGAATCTTGTGAATGAGAAGTTACAACAGAATGTTCCGCATTATTCTTTTTTGCAACTTCTTTAACCTTATCGATTACCTTTAGGTGACCGGTAGTCGGAGGATTCATGCGGCCAAATGCCATCACATGGTGTTTATCACCACTTTTTTCTTCTTCAAGTATATCTAAAAAACTTTTCATATTTTATTTGTGGCCCAATGTTTTCTTAAATGCATCTAAATGTTCATCTTTATCCAAATCAACGTGACTTTTATTTAAACCTTTGACACCATCCGGATGAAAAGCTACTGTTCTTGCGTTTTTATTACCTTTTTGTTTTTCACGGATTCTCCACTTTCCTTTGCCAGAAATTGAAGGCAATCCGTGACCAGTTTCATCTTTTTCTCCAACCTTGTATGTACCATGGCCACCAACCTGTAAAACATGAACATGATGGTCTTTCAAATAACCTTCAGCTGGATGTAAATTTGGATGTTTAATTTCGATGGTTTTAGCACGACCCGATTCTGTAGCTGGTTCTTTTTCTGGATCAGGATGATGTTTATTCATATGTTTAAGAATTCCAGACTTCTCAATATGTTTAGCATATTCTGGACGTTTCGCTCTTTGTGAATCTTTGATGTGCCAACCTTTTTCTTTATTGTGATGAATAGTTAACTGGCCCATTGCAGCCGTTGTACCATTCTTTGTTTCACCGTTAAGTAGATGGCCAGAAACAGTACCAGCATGAAACTTACCTTTTTTCTTATTCTCAACAGAAAAGTCTGTACCACCTGTTGAACCGGCACCAGAAAGGTGGTGAGGCATAATTCCATGTTTCTTCAACCTATCAACGAACTTGGACTCATATTCATGTCCTTTATTCTTAGGTTCATCACCGGGTTTATGTAATTTGGAAATAGGAATAACATGATGATTACCTGTTTCATCTTCAGCATGAACATGGATTTTACCATTAATATGTTCAGTTTTATGAATCTTAATAGCAGAACCTTTTGGAAGGTCATCATGTTCTTTGGCCAAAACGTGAGTCGGTTTATCTGATCCAACATGTGGATCAATATATCGCTTTTTATGGTCCTCACCGGTTTCACCAGATGCAGTTAATGTACCACGACCTTCAACAATATAAGCACGAAACGATTTCATTTTCTAACCTTTAATAAATTTTGTTTAGCAAATTCAGCACGGTTAACCAATTTTGTTGGTTGATTATCATGATGGACTACAAAACCCTCAGGTTTAGACTTCTTACCAGCAATGTGATGTTGGTAGTGACCTTCATGTGTTTCTAATGATTTAACCAAAGCATTTTTAGCTTGGTGTAAATGATGATGCATCGAGAATAAATTACCATAATGTTCTTTATTTTTTTCAACATGAGCAATCTGTTTCTTGCCTTCGCCAGTTTTCTCAGACTTGGATTTTTCAGTTGAAACTTTAGATGCTAACTTGGCATGTACATCATGTAGGTGTTCTTTGAAACCTTTAACACTTGGCACTTCATCATGTCTTACTGTTTTGTTTATGTATGTTGACAGGTGGCCCGCTTCTCCACTATGTTTTGGATGAACAGAATCATACATTTTATGACCATGTGTATCATGTATTTCTTTAGCGGCTGACATATGTTTCTGGAAAGACTTCTCATTCTCAGGAGAATGTTTTACTTTGCTGGTGTCGTGTTCTGCACCATGAATATGGACATCTGGATGTTCTTTGAACTTACTTGTATCTACATGAGGTGAAGCGTGTTTCATATCATCACTATATTGGTGATGAACCACAACACCAACTTTAGACTTCTTAATCTTTTCTGCTTCTTTACCTTTTGCAGTATAGGTAATTGTATTTGGAGTAAAGGAAACATCACCCTTCGCTTCTACAATGTAACTTTCATGTAAAGTCTTTGTGTCAGCATGGTGCATCAGGTCACCTTGGAATACACCATGTTTTGGTGTTACTTTTGGAAGGTGTTTTAAAGCGTGTTTGAGTGTGTGTGCTAAACCAGGAGCATGGCCATGATTTTTATCGATGTCTGCTTCCGTGTGGTTAATCTTTGGATTCTTATTGAAGGCAGATTTAGTTGCTACAAAGAACTTACCATTCTTAGGATGATGGCCAAACACGATTGATGGAGAACCATCATATTTCATTGTAAGATTGGTGTTCTTATGACCACCAACCATATGTTCGTGGGCTTTCAACAATGCGGCATGTGCGTGTTCAAAACCTGAGTGACCATGCATTAATGGTCTATCTTCAGCATGATGAATATGCTTAAGTTCTGAGCTAGACTCAGTTTCTTCTTTTAAAAAGCTAATAAACGATTTCATTGTTTTCCTTCTGACTTGCAACACACTATGGTTGCCTTGGTTTGGTTATTTATACAACATCCATTCTTTCTGGTCCATTACCTAGAAAGATTGGGTTCGATACATAGTCTACTGAAAATTGGATCCTTCGAAATCCAACCAATAGGTTTTAGTGGTACCTTTGCCGTACAATAAATAAAACGGCAAAGTATGTAACAAACCTCTACTGGAGTTCAAGTATATCATAGTTTTAGGTGATTTGTCAAGTGCCCAAGCGAAATGACTGGTTCCAGTATCACCACCAACAAAGACTTCGGCAGTCATAATGTGGTGTAAATTGTTTAGAAAATCAATACTTTGTGTCCATCCTTCTCTAAAGTATTCTGGTTTAGGTGAAAGAATCACTTTTTGGTAACCATCAAATAACGACTTATCATAATAATCCAATAAATCTTCAAAAATAGGTCTTGGCCAGTTTCGGTAAGTATTATATGGTGCATCGAAAAGAGGACAAATAACAATCTTCTTTTCTTGTATTAATGGGTTATGAATCTTAACCAAATCTCCAGATATATCTCTAAAGTCCCAAAGATTAATTCTTGACCAATTTAAGTCAATTTCACCTGGTGAAATGGAGAAGTAATTAGTATTTTGTAACATCCAAGAATAAAATTGTCTATTATATTCTGCCTGAGCCATTGCATCAGGATAAATGTAGAATTTTAAATCTGGAGTTTCTTGTCTGAGATATTCAACTACATTCGCAACAGCAACCAAATCACCATTACGAATGCAATCACCAAAGACACCTTTTTTGACATTGAGTATCATAGAACTAAATCTTTAACATAAACTAATTTAGAATATCTGTCTGCATAATAATGTCTTTTAAAATCAAATCCTACTGGATGACCATCCCATGTTCTCATATCTTCATCCCAACAAACAATAGTTTCTTTGTTCATTAAGTCAGCAATGATACCAATGCCTGTGAATGTAGTAACAAAAGGATTAGGATTGTTTTTAATAAGATTAAGATTATACATGATTGGTTTTGTATAATCAAGATAGAATACTTTTGTTGGGTCAGGATTTACACCATGTTCAACCACATTAGTATTTCTTCTTGTATCAACTGCTGGGTCTTGTTGAGCTGACCATCTGTCACCAATAATTGTTTTATCTGTTACATCTTCTACGGGTGTCGGTTCGACTTGAACTTCAAAGTCATCATCAACTCTAAAGTCTAATTGATAATTATCACGAACCCAATTTTCATAACGACAAGTTTCAACCGGTCTATCCGCATCTTCTTGTTGCATACGAGTCCAAGAACTCAAAGTCATTATATCACCAAACACAAGCAGGTCATCTGAGAAGTCCACATCTTTAATCATCTTCTGATGTTGTAAAAACTCTTTGATGCCATTAAATTTACGCATTTCTGGTCTAATGATTAGATGAATTTTATGTCCAACAGATTTTGAAATACCTGAGATTACTGGTAAGGCATTACAAAAGTCACCTAAGTTTGCAGTACAATCAATCTTGATTTTCATTAAAACTCCTAAATGCAACAAACCAATCTTGGTCATTAACTCGATGTAATTCAAATAACTCCGGTTTTTGTAGATAAGACATCAGCAATAATGTTTGGTCATCATCAATTAATTTACTTTTAAGTAATTCTTCAATGGAATGATAAACTAAGGCTTCTAGAACAGGCCACATCTTTTTGTCTGCGACAATACATGGACCAGTAATATGAACATCATTGTTTACAATTACTTCTTCAATGAATGTACCTTCAACCCAATCTTTAATATTAAATAAATGAATCTTTTCTTTATTAAAAGGATACTGCCAGAAATTTACGCCATTGAGTGTGGATTCATCACGACAATAACCAAAGTCTAACCAAGCAACCAAATCTGTATCGATTGTATTGGATTGAATTGCTTTTTTGACAAAGGAAGATTTTAGAGCATTAACAACAACATAGTCAGCATTCCAGTATTCTGGATTTTTTACTTGCATGGGATTGATTTTGGCTTGATACTGAGGATCCTTTTGGACCTTTTGAACTTCTTTCCTAAGCTTTTCAAAACTATTTGGAAAATCAAGCGTGAAAATTTGTGTTGGTCTATTTTGTCTTAATGACTTAATATCATCCACAAATTCTTTAGATGTGTAGACAACCATATCATTTTCAAGTTTAGCCATGTGGCCAAATCTTT